GACCGATTCCGATTTCTGTGGCTTCGAGGGTCTGCACCACGGCGTAGCCATCCAACCTCATCGCGTGAGTGATGGTGAATGTTGCCATGGTGCAGCCCTCTCAGTCAGTCAGTCAGGATCAGGCGACCACAGCGGCCTTGACGAACTTCGTCGAGTCGATCATCAGCGTGGCGAAGTAGCCGCGCCATGCGATCGTGCGCGAAATCGTCGACGGGTTGTCGATCGAGATTGCGCCCTTCTGCTGCTCGAAGATCTCGAAACCGGAAGCGTCACCGACAATCAAGGTGTTGGATGCGAAGTTGCGATCCACGACCACCTGGAGGCCGAAAGCGTTGCCTGCGAGTGTGCCTGGGGCAAGGTTGCCGTAGGCGTTCATCGGGCCGACCTGCGGGAACAGCGGACGGTCTGCGGTGTCGCTCAGGTTGCCGAGCGCGGCCCAACGGTTCGGTGAAAGGAACAGGTGGGTCGGCAGGTTGCCGTTGCTGGACGACAGGATGGTCGACGCGGCGGTGTAAATCCACTCAACCCAGTAGGCGGGGTCGCCGAGCGATGCGGTCGAGAAGTTCTGTGTCACCGAAGCGCCGGACACGAGGGCGTCGGCTGCGACGTCGTCAGTCTGGTTGGCGTAAATGCGGGCCATGTCGTCGAGGACGAGGGCGAGCACGTTCGGGTCGGTCCAGTCAAGATCCTGTTCGGAGATCGTGACATATCCGCCGTAGGCGGCCTTGGTGACCTGGTTGTTGAACACGACCATCGTGCCGGACTGCAGGGCGGCGTTCTCTGCCGACTGGACAGCCATCGAAACGTGGGTGGTCACTTCGGGGCGGATGAACACTTTTCCGCCGCCGGGCATTGCCTTGACGCCGATTGCGTCGACGACGGGACGAATTCCCCGCAGGAAATTGTTGTACACCGGTCCGACGATCGGCGTGGGCAGGATGCCAGGGGTGTCGGTGGTAACGACGTCCGGTGCAGCTGCACGAAGCGCGGCCGACATGTCGAGCCATGCGGACCCGCCAGCGATCGCGGCGGCGAGGTACTCGGCGGCTGTCGGCAGCGGGGTTTCCTTGCGGGCGGTGGCGTAGACGATGGGCTGAACGGGGTGGATTGCCGGTGCTTGTGCGGCCTCGGCCTTGATTTCTTCTGACACTTGGTCCTCCTCGGGGGTGTCTTGGGGTTGGGTTTCGTCGTCCTCTGGATCGGCCGAGGAAGCGGCGATGTTTTCGATCACAGCCTCGGAAAAGGCTGGGATTGCGACTAGGGAAAGTTCACGAAGGATCGCCTTGGAGACGATCATCGTTCCGTTTTTGTCGAACTTGAACTTGATCGGTTCAGCACCGACCGACACGGAGTCATACGCTCCGGCCTTGACAAGCTCGACGGCTTCGTCAGCGGCGCGGGTCCGAGCGAACTGCGCCATAAAAGCCAAGCCGCGGTCCGTGTCTTCGAGCACGGGAACGGTGCCGCGCAGCTGCGTAAGATCGTGGTTCTCGATCAGTTTGGCGGCTTTCTGGTTGACGTCAAAAGAGCCGCGCAGAAACTTGACGGTTTGGCCGCCAGAAACGGTCGCCGCGGTGTCCCACGGGACAGCAATGCCGGAGATCGTGCGCGGTTCGTCTTCGTCGTTGTATGCGGCGTCGACGGTGATCGCGTCGGCCGTGAATCGGATCATGGTCATTCGAGGTCCATTTCGTCTTCGGGTAGTTCGGGCATGTCGGGCACGGCGGGTTCGCGATAGGTGTCGGGTGTTTCAACCATGAAGTCTTCGAGGTATTCCTCGACGTCGAACTGAACGTGGCGGCCGCGGGGGAGCACGTCGTCCATGGAGAGCCGTTCTTCAATGGCGTGAAGCAACGGGCGGGCACCGAAAAGGATCAAATCCTGGCGGGACTGTTGGGCGTTCATGTACGTCATGCCGGACTGGTCGATCCCGAGCAAATAGCCTGGGATGTCAAGGAGCCGCGCCATTTCGAGGGCCGCGTATTTGCGTGACTCGACGAGCTGCAGTTTTGACGGGTCGGATGTGAACTCTTTCCATTCGACGGCAGAGTTCAGGGCACCGACCGCGGAGACGCGGCGGGCCGACGCCCACGCCGAGGCGAGTTCGCCGAGTTCTTCGGCTGACATCGGTTCGGAGTTGGCTGTCTGTTGGAGATAACCGGCAGCGATCTCGGTCGCGGCGAAGCGTTCCGCTGCTTGATCCAAACGAAGCGCGATTTGGACAGCCCGACGGCCGGCATAAACGATGCCCTGGTTAGGGCTGAGAAATGTGATCGTGTTGGCGACGTCGAGCGGCATCCCGTTGAACTCCAAGTCGTCGGGCATGCCGAACCACTCGGGGGCGGCGGGCATCGTCGTCGAGTAGACCATGTTCGCTGGGAGCCATTGGAACTGCGCTGGGTATCCGGTCGAGTATCGGGCGGTGACGGCCCAATGTGCGCGGCCGTACATGATGAGATCGCGGGCGGTTTTCGCCATGATGAACTGGCGCGGGACCGACGGGTCGGGCCGCGACATCCACGATTCGCCTTCGACCCACAGTTTCTCGTATTCGTCGCCGGTCCATTGAAGCGTGTACGACTTCATGTCGAGGGTGCCGACGACGGTGGAGAGAAGCGATACGGCGCGGGCGATGGACGGCACAGATAGGGCAGCTTCTTCGGATGCCCCGACGGAATACGAATAGAACTGCCCTATCTGGGAAGCGCCAGCGGCGGCAGCGTTCAAGGGGGCGGACGCGACTGCGGGGGCTTCGATCTTTCGGCGGAATAGTGCCATCGCTCCGGAGTATTCCGGAAATGGAATGAATATTCCAGCGTTTAGGAAAGAGATAGAAACTGATCGGTCACCTTCCGAACGCAATAGCCGCCTTCGCCCGACGTTGTGGTTTGGCGACGAGTGCTACCGCCCAGATCATGCACCGGCAGGCGGTGATCGGCCCAGGGGAGCGTTGGCTGGACACGACGTAGCCCTGGGGGGTTTTGATGCCGACGGCCCTGTTCACATGCTCGGACAGCAACATGGAGCCGGTGTGAGCGAGGCGGCCTTCGTTGATAAACGATCGGACGGTCGAGGTGTGGGTGATGAGTTCGGCGTACCCGACGACAGTTTTTTTGCGCTCCAGGTCGAGGGGGGCGAGGGCTTCGAGGCTGGGGGTGAGCGCCACCTGGTCGACGGTCGGGGCAAGTTCTTGGATCTTGGTCCACATTTCGCCGAGGGATCCGGCGATGAACGCGACCTCGACTCCGATCTGGCCGCCGTCGATGAGCTGTGATCGGACGCCGACGTACTGCGACTCGTCGATGCTGGAGTCGACGGCCAATACACCACCAGGCGGCAGGGTGTCAATAGTGTTTTTGTCGAACTGCCCTGGCTGAAGCCACGAGTGCGCGGATGAGACCCAAATGTTCAGCGATGCCCGAAGGAAAGACATTTGATCGGGAGAGCGGGACTCGTCGCGGATCGTTTCCATGTCGAGCGTGAAGCCGAGGGCAGGGTTTGCGAACGACCACCACACTTCGTCCATTGGGTCGACTCCGGACGGCGGCGACCACTCGGCCATGTACAGGCGGCCGGGTGTTTTTTCGTCAATGATCTTCAGACCCTCTTCGCGCAGCTTCAAGAAGCCTGCGGACGATTCGGTGCCCGCGGTTGACCAGGCAGAGAAGAGCGAGTTTCGGCGGGCGCGTTGCGATGGGATTGCGCCGTTGAAGATCACGTCGAGGGAAATGTCCCAGATTTCGTCGGCGAGGATCAGATCGGGGGAGCGGCCGTGGAACGCGGAGCCGGTCGATGCCTGAACGAGCCATTTCGTGCCGTCGGGTAGTTCACATTCGTTCCGGCCGTACGACCATTTCACTTTGGCCCCGAACTGGGTTTCCAAGACCGGCGCAAGATCTTGGAAGAGGGCGACAGCCAGGTCGAGTTTGTGCGCTGTCGAGATTACGAGCTGCGGTTGGCCGCGGTGGATCGGTTGTTTGGTTAGCCACCACAACGCCAACGCTTTGAGGGCGACGGACTTGCCGTTCTGCCGCGCCACGGACACCAAGGATCGTTTGTGGAGTAAATCGCCGTCTCCGTTGTGCGCCAACTGGCCTTCGAGCGCTCGGATCTGCCAAGGCATGAGTTCGATTCCCAAGATTCGGGACGACAACTCGGCGACC